TTTTTGCGGCCAACTGGAATAAAGTCCTGGATGATATTCATTTCTGCTCACCCTTTCCTCGCAGCACCTCAACCGCCTGTCGGAGAACAGGCGGGATCGGCACACCCAGCTGACCGGCATTTTCGATCACGGAAAGCAGTTCGTTTGCCAGAAAGAAGAATATCGCCGCGTCCCGGAACAGGTGTGCATCGCCTAGCGCACGATCAACCAAATGAGCGGCGGCGACAATGGCAAATATACCGACCTTTTTCGCAATCCCCCACATGCCAACCTCGGAATTGAGTCTACCTTCCCGAGCGGCAGCCGCGACGCCGGAAACATAATCCAGTACAACAAACGTTAGTAAGATCGATAGCAACGATGACCACCCCCCAAACAAATAAGAGGCGGCCGCGCCCCCTACAGCTACGATGGTTTTCGTTACGTTTTCCACAGTAACACCTCCAATAATGAAGGCCCCGCTTATGCGGAGCCCGGTATATCAACCTCAAGCGTACACGGCTCACAACCAAAATCAGCATATACAAAAATCCGGTGTTTTCCGGGCGGCAGATTCAGCGCCACCGTTTTCGAAAATTCCACTGGGTCTCCGTCGTCCACGCTGTATAGCACCGGCCTGCCATCCTCGACTACCTGACCATGCCACTCGGTCCCCTCGATAATTGGGCGCCGGTATTCGGCGGTCAGCACGCCATCCTGATATGATGCGTGGATGCGCAGGGCCCATGTATAATACGTTCGGACGATTGCAGTTTGGGTCGAGGTGTTTACTTCCTTTACCGCTAAAATGGCTCCCCCATCTATTTCAAACATATATGACCCTCCTTACTTTAGTAAATATGCGACTTTTGTGTGCACCTGACTGGAGCCACTGGAGCCAGCTGATTTATGCGTCACTAAAAGCGAGTTGTTAAATTTAGCCATAAGTTCAATTCCAGTAGACCCGCCACTCGTAGACGCAAAAGCATTAATGGGGTCAATTAATGTCATGCCATCCAAAACAACCTTAACGCGCCCGTCATAGACTGAAGTTCCACTCAATGATTGATTTATGGAGACCAATATCCCAGAACCTGAAATCGACACTAACGTTGTCTCTATAGTGCCGGTTGTTGAACCTTGAACGAATCCTGGAGTCATAGAAGAAAAGTCCGTTCCCACCGGTCGCCACACCCCTCCGTCTTCGTATTCGAGCTGGCCGCTATTCGATCGAAATTTCAGATTGTTGAGTAGCCTCGTGTCGACATAGTTTTTGACCCTGATCGGTGTCATATAGACGTTGTTCGCGCTTCCGGCCTCAGCCTGCGCCTGCGAAGCGATGCCGTAGTCTTGGACGTTTCCGAGACCGACTTGCGCTTTCGTCACGCCGTGCGGATTGTCCGTACGGGAAGCGTGTGCGTCAACCTCCGCCTTCCGCGCCACATCGTCCGCCGCAGCAGGAGCCCCCGTCTTAAAGCGTCCATTCGGGTCGCGTTGCACAATCGTGTTCGGCGTGGCCGTGCTCGTGGCACCGTGGACGCCGGTTGTGGCGGCCGCGTGTGCGTCAACTTTTGCCTGTGCCCCAGCAGGTGTTTCGGCCCCGATCATCTCCGGAGTGATCTCATCCGGTCCTCCAGCAGCGTGGCGGGCGGAGTGGGTGTTGATATTCTCGATGAAAGCATCATGATCATATGCGGTGAAATATCTTGCGACTTTCGCCCCAACGCTCCATGCCTTTGCGACTCCCTGAAATCCCCGCGTGACACCGGTCAGGTCGTTTCCCGACACACCCGTATACAAAATCGTTTCCGCGTCCTCACCGTTCCCAATCGTGGCCAGATTGGGAGCAGCTGGTAGTTTTGATGCATCCAATACAGATATAGATGTGTCCGTGTCGCTAATGGCCTGTGTCAATTCTGTCTGCGGGGAATTGACTTTGCCGGGATACATGGTTTGCTGTGCCATAGTATGCCTCCTTACTCCTTGCGGTAATATATGTTATACTGTGGTTAAAAAAGGAGTTGATCTCATGAGAAAGACTGTACTTGCTTTGGCGCTCGGCCTTCTGCTAGGATCGGCCGGAACTTCCGTCGCCGCCACGTCCGAGACTATACAAGCGACCGTTGCAAAGCTGCGATTCGTCGTCAACGGCGAGGAGCGAGAGCTCCGGACTGATCCGCTCGTCGTCGACGGCACATCCTACTTGCCGGTGCGTGAAGTTGCTAATCTGCTCGGATACGATGTGACGTACCGGGCGGACAGTCGGACTGTCGAGTTTCTCGGCCCCACCAATAATGCACAGAAAGGAGCGTCCAGTGTGACCGAATGGATCAGCCTGCGGGATTTGGGCGAGCAATACAACCTCATGATTCGGCAGACCACCGAGGATGGTAAGGTGTACGGTATATTTCGCGGTGACGACATCGTGTTGACCATCCTATACGACAACAAAGCGCTGTCCGCATCCGCATCGACTCCTACAGGTGAGTCGGTTGGGGCGACAGTCGAGAACAGCCGCGTCCTCCTTAACCTAAATGACCTGAAAGCGGCCGGAATCATTCAATAGTTCCCGCCGCCCCGCGACTGCACAAAAATCTGTGTCAGGACCGTGGCCACAATGCGCCCAAGTGAATTGGGCGCTATTTCTATTGTGTGCCACGTTCCGCGCTGAATCCGTCCTCCCGCGTCCTTTGCCAGATATGGGGTGATGTCCACCTCATCCGCGCTTGTTCCCAATCCCGGAACAACATTCCCGTCCACCCGCACCGTAAGCGTGGTGGGTGTTGGCCCCTCGAAGATCCCATACTCAATACCATGCGTATGTGCCGGAATTGTGTGAGTGTGATCCATGCCATGCGTATGATCCGGGATCACGACGACATGCACATGGTCCGGGATCGTCACGAGATGCGCATGGTCCGGGATCGTCACGAGATGCGTGTGATCTGAAACAGTATGCGTATGGCTGACGCTATACATGCTGTGGGCGTGTCCACTTGATTGCGACCAGACCACATATCCGCCGCCTGCAACAGCGAGCTGCGTTCCGGGAGGAATCCCGTGGTCGTGCTCTCCCGCAAAATTCATGAAGTCTCCGGGTAACGATTGAGCCGGACTCAGCGTCCACACGCCCGGCGCTGACGTCTGCCCGCCGCCCGCCGCCGTAGTCGTGGACGTCCCACCGCCCGCCGCCGTAGTCGTGGACGTCCCACCGCCCGCCGCCGTAGTCGTCGATGCTCCGCCACCAGCCGCCGTCGTGGACGTACTGCTTGGGCCGCTGGTGGTCGCCGGCGCGGCCTCGATAGCGCGCTCGTAACTCCGAAACGGCTCGACCCTGAACGATAGCCGCACCTTGTTAATCCTGACTGCTTCCTCCGGAATATAAAACCTCAATATCGCCGGATGGTCCGGATCGCAGTTGTCCGCGAAGTCGTGGCTATCGAAGTTCGTGGCACCCTGCGCATACACCTCGTTTGCGTATTGCCGATTGCGCAAATCGGCGATGCTGCCGGCGATGTCCTGCGGCCGGTTGGCGATCTCAATTTCGACATTTCCCGGGGCGCCGATCACATCTTTCTTGCGGACGTTCAGCACCCTGAACGTTACGTCCTCGCCGATCTCCTTGTCAATCACCCGAACCATCGCGCCGGTCCGAAACTTGTCGATCTGATCACGCGTCAGCGCGTACAGCTCCGATGCCTGTACGGTGTACGTCACCCGCGGCTGCTTGAGCTCGTCGAGCAGCGCCTGACAGCGGGCCTTGAGCGTTTCGGGATATTCAAACCGGCGATCCACGAAAACCGTCTGCATCAGGCCGTATTTGGCGATGTATTCCGGCTCCGCGTCCAGATACGGCTTACCGTCATTGATGTCGGCAAAGGTGAGTTGGTTCACACCCTCGCCGTACCCGAGCCCGTATATGCGCGTCACCACGTTCGACGGGTCGATGGTTCGCTCGATTCCCTGCATGTTGACGCCGTACCGGATGACGGCCTGCACCTCATTCGACGGCCGCACCAGGTTGAGTGTCCACGGATAGGACGTGGTGTCCCAAGTCCATTGATACTCGTCGACAAAAGGTTTCGGCACCGAAAACAGCGCACCGAGCAGGTTTTCGTTTTCCCAATTGTACTCAAACTGATGTGCGAATTCGACCGCACCGAGCTGCCACCGCGCCGTCGACTGTTTGGACAAGATGTACTCCAGCACGTCCCGCGTGTACACGCCCAGGTTCCCAATCGTATGGTACTGAAACAAGATGTCGTCCAACAGCGTTCCAAGCACATGCTCGCATTGGTACGTGATCGCGCCGCCGCTGCTGTTTTTTCTGAGCGCACTAGGTAGAATCCGGAAAAGTTCCAACCTTTCCGATTCGTCGAATATCTCGGCAAAATACATCGGCTTGCATTCTGCATTTTTTGGGTCGTCGGCCGGAAGATTGAAAGAAGCCGTCCAGAGTGCATTCATCGGCGTTTCATACTGGATACCAAAAGCGTTCTCCAACATCGCCACTTTTCGCATCTGCAGATCGTAAATCGTCACGTATGATTTCCGCATGCTCTCCCTCCTACACATACCTGTCCCGGAACGTGATCCGCATCCGCACCGTTCGGCCAGACTGGTCGTCGGTGTAGATGATCTCGTTCTCGCCGGTGTTCAGATCAAAAAAGTCGCCCTGCATCGTGTACAAAGCGTTCTGTCCGTTGATCGTAAATTTCAGGCGCTCGTTGTCGACGATGATCTGATCGCCGGGCTTGAATTCGCCGTAAAACTCTATCACGTCAACATGCATACGACCAGCGGAAAATGACACTTCCAGTTTGGCGTCAACCGAAAACTGCCCTGTTCGTTCTCTTGTGCCGGAAAATTCCACTTCTCCGATCGCCTCCAGCACAAAACGGCCAAATTGTTCCCTGAACGCCTCAAAGATCACATCCGTGTACAGGTCGGCTAGGAAAGTAGGGCTAGCCACAACGTTTGCATAAACCGAAACATCGCCGCTCAGATCGACAGTAAAACTGCCGGAAATGTCCAGCGAGTATGGCCGATTGAACGGCAGCTGGTTGAAGCCTCCGATCATGACAGTCTCACGACACCGTTGTTAAGATCGATCACGAACCGGTCGCCGGTCTGGATCGTCCGCGGGCTGTTGAGCGCCGCAAAAGCAATAAGTGCCCCTCCCGTTGCAGCATCCCGGATACCGACATGCGTGATGGTTCCCCAATCCCCTTCTGCGACCGGAAATTCCACCTTCGCGTCGTTCTTGATCGTCTGTTTGCCGCCCTCGAGGGCGGGCGCGCTGAACGTGATTTCCTGCCGCGCGTACCCGTCGCCGTCGACCTCCGTGCCGGTATCGTTTGCGGTCGGATTGGACGTGTACAGCGCAAGATATACCGGGTCGGTGCGAAATTCCGCGTTCAGAATTTCGGCCGCTTTAGCAAAAGAAAAACCCATCATCATCACTCCAATCTGTACTCATTTGTGATGCGGAAATGTGTGATCGTTGTGCTTCCTTCATTCGTCAGAACGATCACCGGGGACGTGCGAATATTTCCGACAGTTTCCACGTTTGCAATATGCGGCGATGTCGTGACCACATTCTCGTAGATTTGTTCCTCGTTCGCGTATGCAAACGGATCAAACGCAGTCAACGGCAGGGAGAAGACACCCGTCCCGATAATCCGCTCAACGTCGAAACTCCCCACCAAGCGGACGTTGAAATGCTGTCCCGGCCGCTCCCGGAAGCGTAGCCGCAGTGTGCGCGGCTTGCCGTAGCTGTCCACGAGGAAGCGAGAAAGCTCCATGACTTTTTGCTGCAGTTCCGCAGCGTCGCGTGTGATAAATGCACAATCTAGCACGATAGAGCGAGTCGACAACTCTGCGCCGAAGTCATACCGCCCGTGCCGCCCGGGTATGGTCAGCGTGCGATCTACCGTTCCCGGAAGCCCCGGACGCCGCGAAGTGCCCCGGACGATGAATCCCAGATCGACATTGGACTTGTCGTTGAGCCAGATCGCCTCATAATTCATCCGCGCACACCTCCCAAACCGCGCTGCGCCTGCTGCGCCATGCTCCAGATTTCCCGCGCCAGTTGCCGGATGTCATCATCGTTCCGGACGATGATCGTCGCGCCGGCGAACAGGCCGTCAAAGTTAATCGATCCCGCAGATGATGCCCCTGCCATTGCTGCACCAGTTGAGTCCAACCCGACACGGACATCAGACGCTGCAGCATTGAGCTGTGCGACCTGTCGCTTAACGTCTCCGACACTGGACTGGATACCGATCGCTAAACCTTCACCGATGTTTTCGCCGTAGCCTTTCATTAACTTGGACGGCGAGGCGATGCCGAAGAATTGTTTGATCGAATCGCCGATGCCCTGCGCGATACTCTTTGCCTTTTCCCACACGGTGTTCGCCATCGATCCAATTCCATCGACCAGGCCCTGCATCATGTCCTTACCAATCTGGCCAAGGTTCAAGTTCTTGAAAAATCCAACGACCCTATTCCAGATGTCTTCTATCCTCTGTTTTGCGCGATTCATTCCGTCTCGGACCGCGTCTCCGACAGCATTAACGCCGTTGCTGACCCATCGCTTGATGTTATCCCAGGCGTCCTTAATCCAGTTGACAATGTTATTCCACACGTCCTTAATGTCATTGCCGAGCTTCTGCCAGCGATTCAGCACCTCGCCTGTCTCCCAATTGACGGAATTCACATGCTCATTGGCCTGTTTCTTTGCTTCATCGACGACTCTCTGGTGCATTTCCTCGGCACGCTTGATTGACTCGTCTCGTTGCCTCTGCGCTTCGGCGATGAGTTTATCCGCTTGTTCTGCCGCGATCTCACCTGTCTCGTCGCGCATGCGGATGATGCTTCTCAGCACGTCGTCATATTGCTCCTCGGCGGCCTTGATCGACTCATCCTTCTGCTTAACACTATTTTTTACGACCTCGGCAGCTTGACGAGCGGTCAGATCATTCGCATTCTCCCGCATACGCTCCAAGATAAGCTTCTGCTCTACTTCGTTCTCGGATAACATCTCGATGCCGGTCTGCAGCATTTGTTGCTGGATTCGGTTGATCTCAGCGGCTTCTTCCTGTGTTAGTCCTCTCTTCTGCTCCGACGCCAGACGCAAGATCTCTTCGATCCGTGCTTGCCCTTCCTCGACGGCTAGTCTTTGATTCTCTTGCGACTGCTGCACATTAGCCAAGATCTCGGCCTGTTCTTCCTCAGTCAACCCTTTCGCACTTGCAAAAAACTCCTGCATCGACGCGATCTCCTCGGCATGACGCTCTTCCATCGATGCGAGGATTTGATCACCCATACCCGCAAACGCGCTGACGATGCTGTCGGCCATCTCTTGCGTGACTGTCCGGCCACTCCAAGCCAGATCATTAAGAGCGACCGTCGCCTGGTCGTTAAGGTCCATAAAAGCACCAACGGCCTGTTGTGTGGATTCGGACACTTCATCGCCGAATCTCTGGATTTCAGGGATTGACTCTTGGCTAAGGTGTTTATATAGTGCGATTCCACCAGCAGTAAGCGCAGCTATTCCCGCCACTGCTAAGGTAATAGGTCCAAGCAGTGTAGCAAACCCTGCTGCCGCACCTCCTGCTGCTGTACCGGCCGCGGCTGTACTTGCAGCTGCAGCGGCACTAACTACCGACATCCTCCCAAAAATCGAAACAATCGATCCGACAGTAGATGTTAGTTTTCCGAGGATAATAAGCAGTGGTCCAATGGCTGCAACAAGTCCTGTGATGGTGATGATCGTTTTTTGTGTGTTTTCATCCAATCCCGCAAACCATCTTGCCGCATTTGCTATCGTGTCAATCAATGGCTGCGCGGCCTTGAGCATATCCATGAGTGCGGGGATCAGAGCCTGACCGAGAGTGATTGCCACGTCCGCAAGCTGATTCTTAAACATACCCAACTTTGATTCAGTCGTGGCGTACCTCTGCGCTACCTCGTTTTGCAGCGCCGTGTTATCTTCCCAGGCTTCTGTCGACGTCTCTATTGCACTACGCAACACATCGGACGCACCTGCGAGACGCAAGAGAGTATCTGACTCCCGGATTCCGGATATGCCCAAATCGTTGAGTATCAGTGTCAGGTTTTCTCCGGCAGCACTGGATGCAGCCAGACCGTCAACAAATGCCTGTAGCGCGGCAGCCGGATCAGCACTAAACGCCTTGGCAAAGTCACTTGCCGACATCCGCGCAACAGAGGCAAACTTGTCCAGATCCTCACCGGCCAGCGAGACGGCTGTCTGCATCTTTTTCAGCGTCGTGCTCATTGCCGTTCCGCCTGCTTCCGCTTCTATGCCAACAGACGACATGGCGGCGGCCAGAGCCATGATCTGCGCTTCGGTCATGCCGATCTGCGCACCTTGGCCTGCGAGCCGCATTCCCATAGCGACGATCTCGGCTTCGGTTGTGGCCAAGCTGTTACCGAGTGCAACGACCGAGCTGCCGAGCCGGTCAAAGTCCTGCTGACTCATTCCGACGATGTTCGCAAACCGCGCAAACTGCGTCGCGCCTTCCTCGGCGGTGAGGTTCGTCGCTTCGCCGAGGCCGATCATCGTCTCGGTAAATTTTAGGATGTTGTCCGTCTCGATGCCGAGCTGACCGGCCGCTTCCGCCACTGCCGCGATGTCTGTCGCTGCTGCCGGCATGCGTTTTGACATTTCACGGATGCCCTGTTCGATTTGAGCAAACTCTTCTTCGGTCGCATCGACCGTTTTCCTCACGCCCGCGAACGCCGACTCAAAATCAACGGCAGCTTTCGTGGCGACCGTTCCAATAGCCGCAATCGGAGCCGTGACACCGACGGAGAGTTTTTTACCCGCGTCGGTCATTTTCTCGCCGGCATTTTTCATCTTCTCGCCGGCTTCCTGCATACGCTCTCCGAGTGACTTAACAGCGGGCTCCATGCCCTTCAATTGCGTCTCGAGCTTTTTTAGCTCCTGCTCTGTTTTCGCCACTTCGCGCTGAAAAGCCCGATATTGCCCCTCGCTGATCTCGCCACGGGTAAACTGCTCATTGACCTGTTCCTGTACGGCGCGCAACCGGTCCAGCTTCTCGCGCGTATTCTGCACCGCGTCGCCGAGCAGCTTCTGCTTCTGCGCGAGCAGTTCTGTATTGGATGGGTCGAGCTTGAGCAGCCGCTCGACTTGCCTCAATTCAGATTGGATGTCGCGGCTCTTTTTATTTACATCCGAGAGGGCTTTCGACAGCCCCGTCGTATCGGCACCAATGACGACATTAATACCACGAATTGTCTCCGCCACTGTCTACTCACCCTCCATCACATTCGGAAAAATGCGTCAATGTCTTCCTGCGTCGCCTCACGCGGCTCGTCAGGATCATCGCCCATGTAGGCGTAGACAAGATCAAAAAAGTCCTGCATGGTCAGCAAGTCGAGCTCAGTCATACTTAGCCCGATCCGCCGTGCCAATGCGATGATGTTGATATCCGTGCGGTCGACCCTGTTCGGCGCGTCACTTTTGGGCCGCCGGTGCCACGGTCTTGCTTCCACGAAAAAAGATTTTCGTGGCTTCTTCCATCGCCGAGCTCAACAGCTCGGCGTCGAAAATGTTGAGCTCCTCATGCTCCTCGAGCCACCTGGTGAACGACGGAAACTGCCCGCCAACACCAGCAGCCGTCCGTGCCAACGTCCAAATGAGGCGCAGAAGCGCCACCGAATCCAGCTTGCTCAGGTCGAGCTTCTCCGGGTCGATTGCCCCGCCGCCAGCGAGCTCCTGAAACCCAGCCAGACCCGTCATCATGCCGACCAGGTCGGCGAGAAGATCCCGGCCAAACTCTTGGTTGTAATACAAGAGACTCAAGGCCGATCCCCTGAGTCTCAACGTCTTGTCTCCGATCGTGATTTCGCGCATATTACACCTCCGGCGTGAACGTCGGCGTGTACACGGACGAGAAGAAGGCATTGTAGGCAGCCGCGTTGGACTCATTCAGCTCCATCTCGCCGCGGACAATCATCTTTCCGTCAATCTCAATCGGACTGATCGTCAGGTTGAGCACGTCCGTTGCCGGCGCGATCGATTCGGCTTTCGTCGTCCGTTCCTTCGCCGGCCGATTGGCGACGCAGTTGTAATACACGAACCTGCGATTGCGTTTATCACCCTGAATCTGCCCCATCAGGGCAAAATGCTTCGGCATGGCGTCGGAGACCTCGATCAGCATACCGTTTTCATCGATTTCCCAGCCGAGCATCTCGGCGAGAATCGCGTCCGGTACGTTCGCCATCTCAAGTTCGCCGGTGTAGCCGTTGTTCGCGGTGTACGAAAAATACAGCGTGTTGTCCGCATAAAAGTTGGTCGTTTCGCCGACGGCCGTCGGCGTCCAGCGGACTGCTCCCGGAATAGGGATCGGCGTATCCCATGCCGGCTGGGTCGGGCTTGCCTCGTCGAAAAAGGCGATATGCACCTTCTCCAGCCCAAAGGTTACTTTGTTCTGGCTCATGTTCTCACTCTCCTTTATTTATTCCTCGCGATCGATGCGTTCGCCCACATGACCGACTGCTCAAGATTTGTCATAGCAAGCGACTTCTCGCGGCTATTGGGGCAAAGTTCGTCGATCAGATAGGCCAGTTCCTTCGCTTTTTCCCGAATCGCTTCGTATTTGGCCGGTTGCCCATCCTTCGGCGCATGATACTTAAAATTGTTCTCAATTTGTTGGTTCAAAATTTTCACGCTCCAATCAGTTGTGTTTCATAAATGACCTGAAACAGTCGCTCGCCCTCGATGTAGACCTCGGTCTTTTGGTACGGCAGCCCGAGCTCCTTGAGTTTGTTCTGGACCGCTGCCTCCGCTGCCGGGTCTTTCCGGTCTGTGTACAGCTCGATCTGGATGTTAGTCACTCCGACGTAGTTGATATTGTCGGCCATCACGTCCGAGCTGTACGCTTCTCGGTACGTGATAAACGGCGGCGCAGGTGCAGGGCTCTGCGGTGTATCGACAAAATGAGAGTAGGCGACCGGATACCCGATCGCCTTCAACGCTTGATTCAGTTCCACCAGAGTCATCGATCACCCTCCGTTCCGGATGATCGCGCGGACGCGCTCCTGAAATGCCGCGATCTCTTTGTCAGCCGTTGGGCGGATGTGCGGCCGTTCGGATACGCGACCGCCGCCGCGCTTCGCGTGACCGAATTCGAGAAGGTGCGCAAGCCACGGCTTCTTACGGTTGTAGATGACGTATCGCACCTCATCGCCCCTGCCAGTCTTCTTCCGCGCCCAGCCTTTCGCATACTCGCCGGTGCGTCGCGGAGACTTCGCGCGGATTTCCTTGACCAGACGTTGGCTTGCCTGATTCGCTTCCTCGATGATCGCGTCCGTCACGTCCTCGGTGTACTCCTTGACCGCGAGCGTGATTTCAGCGGCCAGATTGTCGATTGAGACATTAGCCATGCCCCGTCACCCTCTCTACAGTCAATTCGATTTCCTCCGTGCCTGTCTGGTACGTGCGAATCACGTTGTACCGTTTACCCTCAAACTCGACAATCCGTTCGCCGCCGTACTCGTAGGCATGGATGACAAACATAAGTTCCGGACGCAATCCGGCAGCGGCACCACTATAAAATTCATTACGGCCCGCTGATAGCTTTGCGCACAAGATTTTCGTTCGCGTCTCGACAGGCTTTTGATTGCCGATCTCGTCCTCGACAATCATCTCGCCGATCAGCGTCAGCTCGTGATCATACGTTGCCATCGCTACCACCGCCCGCCGAGATGATCAAGTTGTGGAGCCGGTACTGCAGATGCCGCGGCATCGCGCCGGATTCGTCGCGGGACTGGTAGCGCCATGTGGCGTAATCCACGACAAACATCAGGTGATGCGCGTCGTCGGCGTGCAGCGCGATACCCTTTTCCTTCGTCAGCTCATCAATCACACCGGAAATGATGGCGGCCAGGTATGTGTCCCTGACCGCCGTCGTGATTCCGAGTCGCGCCTTGACCAGCGAGAGGATCAGCGTCTTGTCCATGCGGATCACCCGCTATCTTTGGGCTTGCGCTTCGGTTTCTCCGGTTTATCCCCACCTTCTTCAACCGCAACATATCCCAGCGACTGCAACTCTTCCGTGCGGTCTCCATCGTATTCGTCACCAGCACGATAAACGCGCTTCGTGACCTTGCACCGAAAATCTTTCAGCACCTTTGCCATCGATTACACCTCCGGCACCGGATCGGTGATCGTCACCAGCGCGAACGCCTCCGGCCGAACCGGCTTGCCGTCGAAGCGACCTTTGCCACGGAATGCCATCTGATCCTCGACAAACTTCACGTGTTCGCTACGGTCGATGCTGATGTCTTCGCGGATGACCATCGTGTACTGATCCAGCACACCGAACAGCACTTTGTCCACGTCCATGTTCTGGTTGAACACGACCGGGATGCCGCACAGGTCAGGCTGTGTCAGGTTCGGCAGCTTTCCGACGACGTTTCCTTCGCTGTTGACGTTGATCGTGTACTCCAGCAATCGGTTGTAGTACGTCTGCCGCTTCATGACGGCCACGACTTCGCCCACGCTGTCGTCACCGGTGTCAATAAGCCCAACATTCTTGAGCAGGTTCACCAGCAACTTGTCGTCTGCCGTGACCGTCTTCTGGTTGTCGCTCGGGATCGCGGGAATAATACCGGCCGGTTGTTTGTTCGCACTGCCGGTACCTTTGAGAATTGCCAGATCCAGCGCCTTTGCAAGCGCACGGGCAATCTTCCGAACGACGTAATCATCGAGATTAATAATGCTGTCCTGCAGCAAATAATTGTCCACAAAAACAATCTTACCGAGTTTGAAGCCGTCGAAATCTACGTTGGTGATCGTGCCTACATCACCGGTTGGGATGGCATCTTTCATCTCGATCCACGTTGCCGGCGTGGTGTCCGTATCAATCAGGATACGTGCTGTCCCGCTCACCCGGATTTTGTCCACGCGCGGATACAGCGTCGTGTAATCACCCACGATGTCCAAAATGCGGTTGATGATGACCTGCGGAATGGTCAGCTCGCCGCCGGAGACTGCGCGAAGATTTTTGAACTTGTCGTAGAATTCGCGCACTTCCGTCAGTTGGAAGTATTCGCCCGTTTCGAGCATCTTGCGAACTTGTGCGATGTGATATTCCTTTGCCACTTGATTCTCACCTCGTTTTTGATTTTGATCCGACCGTTGTTCGCCGGCCGGCGGTTTCGCGTTCAGCTGCTCCAGCTCAGCCTCGAGCTCGGCGATCTCGCCTTGCAGCTTCGATTTCTTCTGCTCCAGCTCAGCCTTCTGCGCTTCGAGCTTTCCAACTTCTTCCTCCACTGCGGCGATCTCTTCGTCAGTCTTCGCCGCCTCGGCGTCCGCCTCCAGCTCCGCCGCTCGCTGTTGCAACTCTTCCTCCTGGATCAAGAGGTCAGCCAGCGCGTTCTTGCGCTGCTCAATCTTTTTGGTCAGTACCAGTTGTCTGAGTGCCAATTTTCTTCACCCTTTCAATCAATTTTTGCCGCTTCGCCTGCATCAGACGTTCACGGTGTTCTTCGACTTGTTTCTGCCGAGCTGCAACGCCGGTATCCTCATAGGCCGGGAAGGTGACGACGCTGACTTCGTGCAGATCAACCTCGCGGATGGTCCACTTCACGGAGCCGTCATCGCGCCATTCGGTGTCTTCGCGGATAATATTAAACCCGAACGAACATTGGTCCACGTCCCCGCGCTTCACGCGCTCGTAGAGATTCATGGCGTCCGTGTCGTTCGGGTTAATCTTGATCCGGCCCCACAGACCGTAACTGTCTTCGCGCAGCTCCAGCGTACCGGACTTGTTCCGGCCGAGGACCAGCCGCGTTTCGTGATTGATCAGCGCCCGAATGTCGTTCGACAGCGTGTTTGCAAATGCCCCCGGCGCGATCTCCTCGTGGGCGCCCGGCCAAAGCTCGGTTTCCCGATTGAAAACAGCAAAATAACCCTCGATATAGAGCTCGCCGCCATCACCTTCTGCCCGCGTCTTGAGCTCGGTTTTCAGGCTCCGCGTCTGCCTTGCATCCCTGCTCAACCGTCATCACCTCCTTGTTGGAGTTTTGCTTGATCGCCGATCATGCCGCGCGGGATGTAGTTTTCGAGGATGACCAGCTCGTCGAGACCTTCGCGAGGTGACAAGCCAACCCAATCCCGAACCTCGTTCCCGTCCATGAGACCTCGGACAAACATCTCCATGCCGATCTTGGAGAGTTCCTGCAGATCGTAGGCGTAGAGGCTCCGCGCCGACAGGCGGAAATACAGGTCCGGGGCGTACAAGATCTTGTTCGTGAGCTCCTGCCCGATGATGGTCCCGATAGACGCAATTCGCGTCCGGATGAAGTTGTTGACCTCATCCTTTTTGAACTCGCCGACGCCCACGAAAAACGGCGGCACACCCAACATGGCGGCCACCGTTCGTTTGTCGATCTGCACCGATTCGTGGATCGCGATGTCTTCAAGCGTAAGGGGCTTAACCGTATCAATCCGGATAATCCCTTCCGGTAAAATCCACGGCTTACCGCTCTCCCCGCTGCCGATGTACCGCTCGATCAGCTTGTCCCGTTCTTCTTCACTCGAAAACTGCGACGTGTCCGCGTCTACCATCACGATCACGCTAGGTCGCCATTTGTCTCCCATGAACGCATTTTTGGTCTTCGCCGCCTGCGCGAGATTGGCGACCACATCCTTGAGGATCAGGCGATACCCGCGGCCACGCCACGGCTCTTGCGGATCGGGATTGATTTTGAAATGTAGCACCTCGTCGTAATTGTAAACGCGGCCGTTGATCATGACCTGATAGCCGGTCGCCAGCCCGATCGCGTTCTGTTTCGGCGGCAGGATCGTCGCCATGTGCGCTGGAACCGGAATAAGCTCCTCGAGATAGCCATCTGAGCTGAACACCGGAAACACAAAAGCGTTTCCGTCACCCTCAAGCAGCATGGTGTGCACAATGTGATAGAGCCACGCTTTCCGGGTCATGAGACTGTACGGCTCAATGTCGACCTTCCTGCTGAGTTCGTTCTGCACACGCTCATGTCCACCTTCAACGTTCCGCATGAGGTGGATGGTCATATTGCTCACCATGTCTGCGATCCGGTCAACAGCCATTCTGACTTCGGGATTGTCGGATAACCGCACATACCCGGATGGGAGCGCAATGTCTTCGCCTTGCAGCCACAGGCCGATCAATCCTTCGCTATTTCGCCTTTCGGTCGGTTGTCTTGCACGCTGTCGTTGTTTTTTGCTCAAGCGCTATCACCGCCTTTTTTAACCGGAACATTCGACCTCAATCACATAAGCCGGAGCTCTTTCGCCGTCATCAAACTCAACGGTCGTGATGAATGAGTTTCGGAAATAATGGAGTAATTGATTGTTCACATAATCGACGTATCCGGATTCTTTGATCGTTGTTTCTATAAGCCGAATTTCCTCGGCGGAAAGGTCAGCTTCACATAAAAGCGAATGACGATACCTCAATGGTGATTCCTCGTAGTAGTTGTAAATCATTAACAACAATTTCAGTCACCACCTTTCACCCATTTCTCAACCGCCTTCGCCTGGTCAGTGTCCTCCAGGTATCGCACGCAAGCAAAAACCGACGCGTCGAACAAGTCAATACGTCGGTTCTCGCTGATTTTCTCGTACTGGATGAGGTCATCAGTCTTCTCGATGCCGTGCACGTTTTGCACGCAGTATTCGTAGGCGTCCGAATGCAGGTAGTAAAGTTTGCCGAGTTTCGCCTTTTGCTCGATGCGGCGGAATCCCATCGACTTGCGCCAGAAATATTGCGGCTCGTCCACTAGCTTGAAGCCGGTCTTTTTGGCGTCCCGAAAAAACTCCGTCGAGAACTTCCGGTCGAATCCGATTTGTTTGATGCGGAATCCCTTCTGCTTCATACCCTTGAACCATTTCACGATCTCGGCGTGGTTCGTGACGGCGCTGTTCGTCATGGTGAGCCACCCGTCATCCTGCCAACCGAATAGCGGTATTCCGTCCTCTTCGGCCTTCGCGGTCGCGGCGACGATTGGAAACCATGCGTGCGTGATGACAATGCCGACATCCTCATATTCGCCGTACAACGCTGCTGCCGTGAGGTCGTGCAGTTTCGCAAGGTCGGCGCCGCCATACCAGTTGATCGGCATCTTCGCGAGCTCTTCCAGTGTCCAGTTGTATTTGCGGTCGGACAGCCGGAACTCGTGGATGTCGAAATAGGCGTTCATCGCGGCCGTGTAGACGTTGAGCGACTTCGCCAGGAAATCCTTCCGCTGCTGCGGGTCGTTCTGGGCTTGCAGCGCGTCGTTCAAGATGTCCTCCGGCCTGATCGTTACGCCGTAATTCGGATTCGCCTTCTCGTGCTGGACCGGGTCCGTGTAGTCGACG